CAACTGGGACGACAGCATTGTAAATGACCCCGGCGAGCGCAAGCAGCTGTTCTGGCAGTATGTGCAGGCGGGCAAGTTCCCCATGCAGCGCTACCTGACCGAGTTTGAGGGCTACAGCCAGGAGGAAGCCGCCCAGATCGCGGCTGAAACCAGCGCCGAGAACAACGCCGATGAAACCCTGACCTTTGCCCCGTGAGGTGATGCCCCATGCTGACCCCTGACCAGCTGGAAGCCCTGCCCCGCCGTTTTGTGCAGCTGTGGCAGCAGGTGGAAGATGACATTTTGCAGGACATTGCCCGGCGCATGAAAAGCCTGGGCGAGCTGGACCCGCTGACCCCAACGGCCATATGGCAGGCATGGCGGCTGGCCGAAACCCGCGCGGTGCGCGGCAACACCGTTGCCACCCTGGCCAAGTACACCGGCAAAAGCCGGGCGGAGATCAAGCGGCTGCTGGAAACCGCCGGGGTACAGACCCTGGCCGCGGACGATGCCGTTTATACGGCTGCCGGGCTGGACCCGCCGCCGGTCAACCAGTCCCCTGCCCTGCTGAACCTGCTGAATGCCGGGTACCGCCAGACCTGCGGCACCTGGCAGAACCTGACGGCCACCACCGCCAACACCGTGACCGGCGCGTTTGAGGACCGGCTTTCCCGCGCATGGGGGCTGATCAGCACCGGAGCCATGGATTACAACACCGCCATCTGCCGCACGGTGAATGCCCTGGCGGACACCATGCCGTACATCACCTACCCCAGCGGCCACACCGACACGCTGG